AATGGCTACTTATTTCACACTTGATAAGGCCGTGGCTGATAAAATCAAGACAACGGCGAACGCTGGCGACCCTGTTGTTGAATGTGCTGAAGACGTAACAGACAATGGTCAAATTGCACTAAAAGCCGCGGGTTTAACAAGCTTTACGGACGCAATCGCGGTTAAGTTTGAATATGACGATATGCCATCAGGTGGCACGAACAATACAACTCGCTATTCTCGCGCCCTTATTGGTGGTCCAGTTTATCCAAACGGACGCATTGAAGATTTCCAACTATTGCGCTTTACCTTTGGGATGGTTCAAGAAGTTCTTGAGGTTGCTGCTGTATAATGGATATTGCAAGCCTATATAGTGATACAACAACTATCGAGATCAAGCACCCGCAAACATCAAAGCCAATTGGGATTACTGTAGAAATCAGATCCCCTGAAAGTGATGAAGTTAAAGCCGTGCAACGCGCATGGCAAAACAAAGCTCTTAAATCTCGTGGGCAAGGTATTGGCGTGGACGATGTGGACAACCAAGTCGTTGATACAATGATTGCCGTTGTTGCATCTTGGGAATGGGACAAAGAATTAAAATGGGGTGATAAAACCCCTGATAATTCCGATGCATTTAAGCGTGAGGTGCTTTCAAGTAAAGCTGGCTCGTTTATCCTACGCCAAATTGATGCGGCTCATGGAGATGAAGCCCGTTTTTTCGAGAACTCGGTGAAGACTTAGCAGAAGCCGTTTTTGCCGAGGTTAAATACAATACAAAAAATCAGAACGGCGAGACTAGACAAGAGCGTAATATGCGCTTTGGTCAAGAGACTGAAATATGCTCGCCGCCTGCACATGGTTTACATATTTGGCGTTGGTTCTGGCGTTTAAACTCTTATCGAAAAATAGACGGTGAGAATGCAGAACCAATACCACCCGAACGCATTGCCGAATGGTCAAGGCTAACCGGTGAACAAATCAATCGCAGTGAATTTAATATTCTAGCCATCATGGACGTTAAGTTTCGTGAAGCGTGGGCGATTGAGGCTGCAAATAATGCAGCGATTGAAAAAGAAAAAGGCGATCTTTAATGGACGTTGCTGTAATTGGTCTAAAAGCTCATTCTGAGACGATTAAAGAGGCCACCAAAGACCTAAAGGGCATGTCGAGTGCTTCTAAGCAAGCCGAGGCTGCAAATAAGTCTCGTGAGAAGTCAGACATCGCTGCTGCTGGTGCTGCTAAAGCAAATGCGATAGCAACAAAAGCCCTTGCGAGTGCATCTGGTGCGGCTGCGTTTCGTCAGCGTCAATTGGCTGTGCAGTCTTTAGATGTGGCTCAATCGCTTGCCCTTGGTATGCCGCCAATGATGGTTGCTATTCAACAAGGTGGTCAGCTTGCCGGTATTTATGCGGGGCAGGGCGGCATTAAAGGTGCTTTCCAAGAGGCTACGGCATCGGTAATGCGTTATGTTCGGGCAAATCCATTGCTCGTTGCTGCTGGTGTTGCTGCATCGGCGGTGTTTGCGGGTATGACATATGAAATCAACAAGACCACAGACGTTTCGGTGGGTTTTGGTGATGTGTTTATGGCTACGATGTCTGTCGCAGCTGATGCTATTAGCGGCGTTTTAAAGCCTGCTGTCGATGCTATAGCGCCGTTCATTCAAGCAGCATGGGACGCATCTGTTCAATACACCAAAAACAAAATGAACACTATGATTGGTGTTGCGGTTGGTGCTTATAAGTACATTGAAGCCGAATGGTCTAATATGCCTGCTGCATTTGCAGATATTTCAATCATGTCAGCAAATGCTTTGATTTCATGGGCGAAGTATGGCGCAAACGAGGTCATCGGTATTTATGGTGACATGCTTGCAAAGATTAATTCCATTGTAGGAACGTCTTTTGCTCGCCCTGGCATGATTACCGATGATCTATCAATCCCTAACCCGTTTGCTGGCTCCGCTGGTTCTACGGCGGGTGTAGATGCGTTTAGAGATGCGATGAACTTTGATTATCTCGGGTCAACTTTCGACGCTATTCGAGACAAAGCCGTTGATCTCGCGATAGCTGGTCAAGATGCTGGTGATAAACTAGCAGGGGCCGCAAAAAAAGCGATTGACCCTTGGAAGGACTTACGCAAAGTAAACGACGAGGCTGTCTTGCAGCTTCAGAAGGCGCGAGAATATGCAGCTGATCTAACTAAAGGCTTTGTGTCTGATCTTAGAAGCGGTTTAGAGCAGGGCAAAAGCTTTTGGTCTTCATTTGGTTCAGCTGCTTTGAACGTGCTGGATAAAATCACAGATACGCTTTTGAATGATGTCATCAATGCGATGTTTAAGGTAAATAATGCGAGCAGTGGTTTAGGAGGTGCAGGAAACATCTTCTCGTCGCTTATCGGCGGTCTATTCGGTGGATTCCGTGCATCTGGTGGGCCTGTATCGGCAGGCAAAGCTTATATGGTCGGTGAGCAAGGGCCTGAGATGATTGTTCCGGGTGCAAGTGGGACGGTTATACCAAACCATCGATTAAGTGATAAAAGCGGTAGCAATGCTAGTGTAGTTGTTAATATCGTAAATAATTCCGGTGCTAAAATTGAGAAGCGTGAGAGACAAACGTCAGGAGGGAAAACTCTTGATGTCGTCATTGATGAAATGATGTCCGGACAAGCCGGTAAACAGGGGTCAAAATTCAGGTCTGCTATGCAAGGCCAATTTGGGTTAACGGGGGGATTAGCGAACCGTGGTTAATTGGCCTTCAACATTGCCTCAAGTTTTCCTTTACTCCGATTTTGTCGAGCAGCCAGGTGATAATTTATTGGCTAGTGAAAATTCTATTGGGCCGGCGAAATTAAGACGTAGGACTACATCTACACCTTCAATGATCGCTGGTTCGATGGTTCTCTCGCAAACTCAAAAAGTGGAATTTAAGACATTCGCCACCTCTACTCTTAGCTCTTGCGGAAAGGCTTTTAACTTTCCTGATCCAGATGGCGGTAGTGATCTTTTAGTCAGGTTAAAACCTGATTACTCGTTTACGCCTTTTGGTGTGCAATGGAAGGTTGCGCTTGAACTTGAGGTCTTGCCATGAGCCGTAATATCTCAACAACTTTCTTGGAAGCGATGAATTCGCAAGAAACTGACGAGGTTATCATTTGTTTGTTAACGATCACGCATGACGACATTCAAGATGCGATATATCTTTCAAGTGATGCAACAACTCGCATTTCTGATGATCCGCTCATCTATGTGACTGCCAGTCGCGGGAATAATTATCTCTATCTTCCGTTCACCTTCACTATGCCGGATGACAAATCAGATACGCCGCCACGCGTTCAAATATCCTTTGATAATATCGACCGTACAATGGTGACTTTGTTACGGTCGGTTTCGTCTCCGGTAGATGTGAAGGTTGAGTTAATACTCAAATCATCGCCTGATATCGTTGAAATTGAACTGCCGGTTATGCAGTTGTCAGATGTGACGATTGACGCGCAATTAATCAATGCAACTTTGGTGGTTGATTCCCTGGTGAATGAGCCATACCCCGCTGGCAGTTTCACGCCAAGTAGTTTTGCTGCAATATTCTAATGAATCAATTTTTAGGCATCCCATATGTCGAGCATGGCCGCGATTATAACGGCGCTGATTGTTGGGGTGTCGTGTATCTTTTTTATCGTGATGAGCTAAAAAAACCAGTTCCAAGCTATTCTCAGGAAATGGATGAGAGGCGCTTTAAATGCCGCGACATTGGTCCGCTTATCGAGCAAGTGAGAGATCTAAATTGGGTTGAGCTAAAGCAACCTGTCTATGGTGCATGTGTGGTCATTCGTAATGGTAATTTCAACACGCATGTCGGCGTTTACCTTGGCAATAGTAAAATTCTTCATTCTGAAACTGATTGCTCTCGCATTGAGCGCATGGATAGTATGAATTTAAGGGGCCGCATTGTCGGTTTTTACGGACTAAAAGATTGAACCAAATCACCCCAATTAAGATCGCAGATGCAGAATATATTCTGCCATCTGATGAAAGCGTGAATGTGATATTTCGTGCATCGCCTTTTGAGGTTGATGTTGAAAAGTTCACTGTTTCATCAGGTGTGAGCATTGCGGAAATCATCAATGTGTGTTTCCCAGATGGTAACGCGCCTAAAAGCTTCATACTCGCCACTATCGACGGGCATGAGGTCTACCGTGAACATTGGAATAAGGTTCGTGTTAAGTCGGGTCGCACAGTCAATATTGTTGTTGTTCCGCGCAAAAATGCTCTGAAGCAAGTTCTATCGGTTGTGGTTGCTGTTGTTGCCGTTGTGATCGCTCCAGCATTGGCCGCGCCGCTCTTGAGTGGTCTTGGTCTAGCGACCGGTAGTGTAGCTGCTACAGCCATCACGGGCGTGATTGCTTCGGGTTTGTCTCTAGCTGGCTCTCTAGCTGTTAATGCATTATTCCCAGCCGCAAATAATGGAATTGAGCAAGCATCATCAAGTGTGGAAGATCAAACTAATCCGCTTTATTCAATTGGTGGCGCGCAAAATACATCAAGCCCATATGGTGCAATACCTGTCATTTTTGGAACACATAGGTTTTCCCCATTTTATGCTGCCAAAACTTACACGGAAATCGCGGGTGATGATCAGTATCTAAGGCTTCTATTCTGCGTGGGTTATGGTGAGATTGATTTATCCGATCTAAAAATCGGCGAGACTGCGATATCTAACTATGAAGGTATCAGCGTTGAAATTTTGCAAAATCATCTGGTGAACGCGCCCACACTCTACACAAAGCCGGTTTATGAAGAGCAGCTATCCATTGATCTTTCTGGGGCTGATTGGTCTCAAAGAACGACCGCTGATGATGTGGACGAGATTTCCGTTGATATCTCATTCCCCAATGGTGTCTATCGTTTTCAAAAGTCGGACGGAAACAAGGTCAATTATACGGTCACAGTTGAAACACAATATCGCCCTGTTGGAACAACAAATTGGTTGCCGATGTCTGATATTGTCATCACTTCCAGTTCGACCCAACCTTATCGCCGTAGTGTCAATGTAGCCGTGGCAAATGGACAATATGAAGTCCGAGTTAGAAAAACGGCTGTTGATTATGTGGGTGAAGACACAGTTGCAGAAGGAACTTTCTGGACCGCATTGCGCGCACGTCGAAATGATACGGTAGTTAAGTTCAATAAACCTCTTACGCTCGTTGCAATGCGTGTAAAGGCGTCAAACGAGCTATCGAGCGTCATCAATACCTTCAACGTGATCGCGCGCCCTAAGATTTTGTCTTGGAACGGCTCATCATGGGTAGCAGGTCAATATACTGAAAACCCAGCCGATCATTTCCGTCATGTTTTGCAAAGCGATTCCAACGCGCGAAGTGTGCCAGATGAGCAAATTGATCTAACATCTCTGCAAGAATGGCACGACTATTGTGTTGCCAATGGGTTTACATTCAATTTCGTGCAAGATGAGCGTCAGAGTGTTTACGCAACATTGCAAATGATTGCGTCTGCTGGTCGGGCCGCTGTAAGTCAAAGAGATGGCAAATGGGGTGTTGTCTGGGATGCTGATGATGATCTCATTGTTCAACACTTCACACCACGTAATTCATCTGATTTTGAAAGTACACGCGCCTATTTGGATATGCCGCATGGCTTCCGCGTATCATTCATCAACAAAGACAACAACTATCTATCTGATGAGCGCACGGTTTATGCCGATGGTTATTCAGAAAGTAATGCAACCGAATTTGAAGGATTGAGCTTTGCGGGTGTCACTGATCCAAACTTAATCTGGAAGCATGGCCGTTATCATTTGGCGCAACTGTTATTGCAGCGTGAGGCTTATCAGCTCGTCACTGACTTTGAAAATCTTGTTTGCACCCGTGGTGATCGTGTTCGGGTCAATCATGATGTGACACTTTGGGGCATTGGTGCTGGTCGCGTGAAAGCTGTGACTGCTTCACCTGATTCCGTCACCATTGATGATACGTTCGCGATGGAATCCGGCAAGACCTATTCCATGCGGTTTCGATTGTCTGATGGGTCAAGTCTCGAGCGCACAATTATTGGTATAGATGGTGAGCATCAGACCTTTGCTCTTGAAGGATCTGACGCATTGCCAGTAATAGGTGATCTCGCAATGTTTGGTGAGGTAAATGCTGAAACCGTTGTCTTGCGTGTTAAATCCATCCAGCCGCGTGCAGATTTAACAGCGTTGCTTGAGTTGGTAGATGATGCGCCGGAGATCAAGAACGCTGATCAGGGAGTTATACCTGCTTTTGAGACCAATATTACGAACCCGACAGATTATTCAGCCGAGCAACCTAGGAATATACAAATTCAGGAGATACTGCAAAGTACTGTTCCTGCTCGTTCCAAGTTTACTGTAACATGGCAAGCACCGGAAAACGGTGTGCCTTTATCGTATTCAATCCAGATTTCTAAAACGGGATCTGACAATTGGTCACCAGCTGTCACAACAGCGTTCACAAACTATACGTTCTTCGATTTAGAGGCAGGGGCTTACACGGTGCGCATTGCCGCTGTATATGCACACGGGCAAGTTAGTAGTTTTGCTTCACTATCGCAGGCTTCTGAAATCTTTGCGACACAGCCTGAGGATGTTTCTGATTTTAAAATATCTGTCCTGTCTTCGAATGCAACGCTATCGTGGTTGGCGACCACAAATCCCGCGATTAGCCATTATCAGGTGCGATTTTCTCCGCTACTTGTTGGGGCCAATTGGTCATCGGCGGCGATCTTGCGAGATAATGTTTCGGTAAACTTTGTCGATGTACCTGTTTTGGTTGGTACATATTTTGTAAAGGCTGTTACTTATTCCGACCTCTATTCGCTAAATGCTGTCGCTGTAGTGAACTCAATTGATCCGGCCAATGTGCTAAACGTTATTGATCATGTAGAGGACGCGCCGAAATTTAATGGTGTTAAAGACAAAACGGTATCAAGTGATGGTTATTTATCACTCGCGTATCAGGGAGATATATTCTCAATTGGTGATATTTTTTCGGTCTCAGATATCTTCATGGATTATGGTGGCGTGGAGCCATTAGGATACTACTACTTCGAAAGCACGTTTGATCTAGGTGCGGTTTATTTATCTCGGTTAAGCGTAAGAATTGAAGCTTCAGGAGACAAAATTGGCGAAGACATATTCGGGCCGACTGATATTTTCGCTGTCGCTGATATTTTTGGTGGGATAAACGATTCACAATGGGATGTTACAGTCGAATATCGCGTAACAGACGATGATCCGACAGGGTCGCCAACTTGGTCAAATTGGTCAGAGCTGGTGACCAGCGACATAAGCGGTCGCGCGTTTGAGTTTAGAGCCAAGCTTGAGAGTTTTCAGTTCGATATCAATATTCGAGTTAATTCTCTCGAAATTACAATTGATATGCAGGATCGTGTTTTAGCTGGTAACGATTTAGTCGTCCCCGTTGCTGGTTCGACAATCGTATTTGAGCCTGCCTATCGAGAATTACAGGGCATCGCTATTGCAGCGCAAGGCTTGCAGACGGGCGATACATACGAGATCACGGACAAAACAAAATCCGGTTTTACAATTCAATTTAAAAACGCTTCAGGAAGTCCAGTTGAGCGAACAATGGACTACGTGGCAAAAGGCTATGGAGAGCAAAACACATGACACAAGCAACCAATTTTGGTTTTCCTCGCACCGGTCCAAAAAGTCCAACTGATGCGTATACTCAACTGGATGATAATTTGGATGCGATACTTTCGAACCATTCAGGTTCTTCTCGTCCATCATATGCGGAAGAAGGCACGATATGGGCTGACACATCAGTTTCCGGAGTTGTGATATTTAAGTATTTTGATGGGACCAATGATAGGGAAATTTATCGAGTTGATAATTCAGGTAACTTCACATACCCACCTTTAAAATTGACCGGCGAACTGGACCTAGATGGAAATGCCGCAAAGGGTTTAACTTCGCTCAATGGTGGACCACTTCGAAGCCGTAACTTGTTAATCAATGGTGGCTTTGATGTTGATCAAAGGATAGGCGTTACGATCCCCGCTGCGTCTTCGGGTTATGCTCTGGACCAGTTTTTTATCACCAATAATACTGATCAATCATTAACAGTATCTCAGGTTGATAATGTTCTGGGAAGCGGCGCTGGAAAGCACAAGATGCAGATATCGTTCGCCACAGCTCCAACATCAGGTGACGTGGACGTTGAGCAACGATTGCCCGGTGTAAATTCTGTAAATGATAAGGAGTTCATTGCCTCTGCTGTTGTGTATACCAATGGGCCAGCAGGCAGCGAAGGCTTATCAGCCAAAATTATTCAATCGTTCGGGTCTGGCGGGTCTCCCTCCGCTGATGTCGAAACCAGTATGACGTTTAAGGCTGGTAGCCCCACCACTATGTATGATGCCGATGGAACGCGTAGAGACCTAACCGTCACGGTTCCAAGTTTATCATCAAAAACCATTGGTACTGATGGTGAAGATTATCTGGCATTGCAGTTTAAGTTCACACCACGTCAATCGGGCAATTATGAGTTTTCAAGAGTTTCATTCAGTATAGGCGATATAACCAATGAAACGGACCCGTTTGAGGTTAAATCACGTCATGAGGTTCTTCATGATTGCCGCTATTTCTTTCAAACTGGCTTTGGTGGACGCTATGTTAATGGCACGATCTATAATTTCGCAGGGTATTTGGGTCTATCAGCGCAACCGTTGCATAGAACTATGAGAACTGTCCCATATGGCAGTATTGTCGGTAGTCAATCTGGTGTTGTCGATGTTCTTGGCGTTTTAGCGGGAGCAACCCCTGACAACATCACTATCGGTGTGGTCACAGACAATAGTTTTGAAATCAGCATTGATCTGCCTGGTTCGACCAATGACACCTACCAATGGTCAATTAATAATGCCAACCCAACATTAATCCAGTTTTCGTCGGAGATACTATAATGCTTGATGGAATAGAAGATAAGCGTTTTACCAGCAATGGCAGCATTACGTTTTTCAAAGATGGCTCGTTTTCAACCGCACCAAAGGGGAGCCAACTTTATAAACTGTTTATGCGCAAACCTGATGATATTCAGCCTTATATCATTCAGCCTGTATTTCCAACGAAAGTTGCAGCTCTTCAGGCGGTGAACGAATTTGCTCAAAGCTTTACTGAAGGTGTTACTGGTCCTGTCCCGTTAGACGAAAAACTGTCATGGGATGCAAAAGAGGCGGCGGCAAAAGCGGTTATTGCAGGAGAGGCGACATTAGAGCAACAATCTCTTCTTGATGATGAGGCGGCATTAACGTCTGAGACAACAGTAAATTTGGCAAATACCATTGTTTCAAAAGCAACTATTTATAGACAAGTTGTAAGCCGCGTTGCGGGGCTTCGTAGGGTGTTAACAGCACAAATCGAGGCCGAAACAGACCCCTATAATTACGATTTAATTTTAGAGGCAGGGAAAACGCAAGCTGAACAATTAGCTAATAGCATTGGTTTGTCGAGTTAGTTATGACAAACGGTTTTGGGCCGGAAAGCTGGCCTAAAAAACTACAAACGGCCTTCAACCGCTTCTCAACTCATTATTTCGATGAGGCAAGCGCCAACAAACACGATGAAGGCTACAAACTAGCTGTTAAATCACGTTGGCATTGCGATAAACGATTTTTGCAAGCCATGATCCGCGATGCATCAAAACAAGAGCGTGTTTCAAAAATATTTATCTGCCTAATACTGGCAATCACTTACTGGCTATTCGTTCGTTTGTTCGGATGGCGGCATTACGGCAAGTAATCACAAAACATCAAAGGAAAATTTGGAATGAGAAAGCTCAATGAAATCATTGTGCATTGTTCAGCTACGCCTGAAGGTAAGAACTTCACGGTTGAGCAGATTAGACGTTGGCACAAAGCTCGCGGTTGGTCAGACATCGGCTATCATTATGTAATTTATTTAGATGGTAGCGTTCATGAAGGGCGTTCTATTCGTTTAAAGGGTGCGCATGTGGCCGGTCGAAACACTGGTACAATCGGCGTTTGCTATATTGGCGGCGTTAAACGTGATGGCAAAACACCAAAAGACACACGCACAGCAGCGCAAAAGAAATCGCTTGAACTTCTGTTAAAAAGACTACTATCCGAATACCCAAGCATCAATAAAATCTCTGGTCATAATCAATATGCAAACAAGGCTTGCCCATGCTTTAACGCAGACGCAGAATACAGCTCACTAACTGGTAAAGCCCCAGAAAAGCTAAAATCAGCGGGTGTAGACGGTCGCCTTCGATACCTTCAAAAGCTTCTGAAAAAAGCAGGGTTTTACGCTGGTCAATTAGATGGCTTGTTAGGCCCTCAAACTACTGATGGCATTATCAACTATCAAAAAGCAAACAATCTTGACTTAACTGGAAAATTTGACACCGCTACGGTCAAGCACCTCAGAAAAGTTGAAGTAATTAGCCCTGCTGCAAAACAAGCGGCTGTCGTTGCTGTTGTCGTGACCACAACGTCTGCGGTTACGTTATGGGATAAAGTCGAAGCATTTTTCGCGGGGTGGTTCTAATGAGTTGGTTTCGCAAAAAACTAAAGGGTTATCGGACAATCCTAGTCAATACCTTGCTGACCATCATGCCTATTTTGGAAATGACAGAGCTATTGAGCGTTCTACCCGATGGTTGGCAAAATTGGTACGCAATTGCAATGGCTGTGATTAACCTATGGCTACGCTCGATCACAACAACGCCGATGGGTAAAAAGCTATGATTGGATTACTCAGCTTTCTCAATCCAAAATATCTAATCGCAGGCGTTGTCTTTGCCGCGCTTGGATATGTCTTATACATCGCGGTCGATAGAGCCGTTTTAGAGCAGCAATTAAAAAATTTCAAAGCTACGGAGGCTCAAAACCATGAGCGCAAGAAAACCGATGAAACTATTCGTAACTCTGATGACGCTCGTTTGTGCGAGCTTATTGGTGGGGTGCTCACAGACGGGATCTGCGAGTGATGGGGCTGGCTATTCCAGTTTAAGCCCTAATTCACAAACAAGAACATTCATCACACAAAACGATACACGGTTTCGTGATCAAGTAGCAGCGCATAATCTGCAATGCTCAAAAGACAAGGCTTGCAGATAATGGAAATAGCGGTCAAAGATTTTTTATACTTTCTTGTTCTCGTCGTTGGCGTAACTGGATCTCATTTTATGTTACGCGCCCGTGTTATGGTTCTTGAGGAGCGGTCACGAACACACGGAAAGCAATTTGATCAAATCTTGGAGGCAATTAAAGGCTTAGAAAGTAAGATTGACCACAAGGCGGATCGCTAATGCCTACACCTCGACTATCCGAAGACGAATATCAGAAACGCTATGATGCGTTCTTGCAATATGGCAGCGTAAAGTTAGCAGCAGAGGCTTTAGGACTTAATAAAGACGCGATATCACGCGCTAAAAAATGGGCCATGAAGCAAGGGTTAACTGATGGCGAAAACGTTATTCGTGAAGCTGCTAAAGCTGGCGGCATACAAAACTCTGACAATCTCGCTCATTTCTGGAAGATAGCCAAAGATGAAGAGGGAAACGGTTATTCTCTATTCGTTAAAAACCCAGATGCAAAGGGCGATGATAACGAGATATCGCTAACTGATCTTGTTAGAGAAAGCATTCAAGAAGGCATTGAAAAACGTCCAAAGTTTGAAAAGCGCAAACATGATAGTGCAGGAGAACATTTGCTTGTTATCGATTTGGCAGATGTTCACTTTCTAAAGCTATGTGTCGAAACTGAGACGGGTTACACATACAATCGAGACGTTGCCAGGCATCGAGTAATCGAAGGAACTAAAGCGCTCCTAAGAAAAGCCAAGGGCCACGGCATTCATCGGATCTTGTTTGTCATGGGTAATGATATTCTGCATGTTGATAACGCTCGCAGCACAACGACTAGCGGGACATTTCAAGATAGCGACGGAACAGTCTTCCAAGGCTATAAGGACGCTCGTATGGCGCTCACAGACGCTATATTACAGTGTGCAAAGGTTGCTGACGTTGACTTAGTTCATTGTATGTCAAATCATGACTGGATTATGGGCTGGACGCTCTCACAGACAGTCTCAAGTATTCTAGGCTCGCATCCAAATATCAATGCGACTGATTACAATATGAGTGAAGCACACCGAAAATATTACCGGTTCGGATCTAACCTCATTGGTCTATCACATGGCGACGGTGCAAAAGAAGAAAAGCTATACGGTGTTATGGTCAAAGAGGCCCGTAAACACATTTCAGAATGCCAAAATCTTTATTGGCTGCTACATCATGTGCATCATAAAGTCCGCAAAAAACGCGGTGATAACAGGCCGTTTTTAACAGAAAAAGATCATAACGGAATGTCTGTGAATATCATGGGCGAGCCAAATATTGAAGGCGAGCAGATTGATATTGAATATGTTCGCTCTCCAAGCCCGCCTGATGGTTGGCACGACCGCCAAGGCTACATAAATCGTCAAGCTGTTGAATGCTTCATCTATCATCCATATGACGGGCAAACATCGCGCTTTACTGAGTGGTTCTAATGACCAACAAACCAATCATTCATTGCAAGCCCGTAAAAAATAAACAGCTAGAATACCGGCTTGAATTAGGATCTCATACCTACATATTCAGCGACAGAGAAGAATTACTTAGCTTTCTGTCTAACGGGCTGTTTTGCGCATCCCTCAAGGTATAGCGCTAGTTCTTCCTCACTTCCCCACCTCTCATAAGCCACACTTACCCCGTCTTCTGTTACGGTAATAAGTATGTGTATGGGCTTAGTCATGATCGTTCCATTTTAGTTGCTTCGCCATATAGTTCTTCCCTTTTATGTGTTTGGTGTGGTGAGCGGAAACTTGCCATCATCTTCAAAGATAAAACGCGGGTCTAGAAGTTTTGATTTCTGGCCTTTTTCAGTCAGTGAATAAGACATGCTCGCCGCTCGCAAATCATCTGCTTTTTGCGCAAGAACTAATTTCTCTCCCATTAACTCAGTGATAGCGCGAGATGCACGTTCACTTAGACGGTTTTCTTCATTGCCTAAAGTGAGCGTTGTTCGGTTTAGAAAATTCAGCATTAGCTTTGCATCCTTGCTGATTGCCATATTGTTCTTCCCTTCTATTTGCTAATTCCTAAAGCGCTTCTTATTTGCGCCTTTGTGTCTTCTCGGATATCGCGCTCAAAGGCATGCAGGAAATCTTGCAACGCATCCCGTTGGGCATATGAAAGGTCCTCTACATTCTTGTATAATTTATCTCGAATGATGAGATTGAAGGAGCCTCCGCCAATTTTCTTCTCAATTGAAAACTGCATAGTTGATCCCTTTTATTTGTCTTCTTCTTTCAAAGCGTCACGAGCTTTGAGTGCAATTGAATTTACTGTGTCGGTCCACCCAATTACGTTGTTTAAGAAGTTGCTTTTTGAGCCGCATTCTTTTTCAATAATTGGGTCGGCCAACCATTCACGCAATTCCTCAATTAAATCACTGCTTTTCATGATCGTCCCTTTTATTTAGCTTCCAGAATGCTGCAAGCTTTCCATGCTTTAAGCTTCTCGATGTAGTAATGAAGACGTATCTTTTGAAACAGGTTTAGCTTTGCTTCAAATGGCTTGTAGACGTGATAAAAAAACAACCCATTAGATATCCAAATAGACAGCTCTGTTTTTTCATCCGTTAATTTGAACTCGCCTAGAGTAAAGTCATCAGGCCGTTTACCGATTGCATCAACCAGAGCGTCAACTATTTCGCTTGAGTTACTCATGATCATCCCTTTAATTTGTTTAAAAGTTGGTTGTTGGAATAGTAATCAAATCTGCGCCAAAAGTTTCCAAAACTATCAACAAAAATTCGGTCTTTAAAAGATGCGCCACTGCGAGGCACAAAGCTACCGCGCCAACGTTTCACACGAGGGTACGTATAGCGAGCTTTGAGGCTTTTAATGTCGCAACGCCAAAGCGAATTTCGAGTGTGAAATGATATTCCTGTTTTCACTTTTCGCATAGTTGATCCCTCTAATTATAAAACTTCTTTACGCTTTAACTCGGTGATTTCTTCGGCTGAAAATCCAGCATTTTTGAGCTTGCACAAGGCTTCAATCGATACGCCGCCTTCTGACGCTTCTAAACCAATGTAGGTTCCAACGAAGTTGCCTTTATCATCGGTTATGTTACCTGATTGCGGTTCGTAATTAAGTGTTACTTTCATCGTTCTTCCTTACTATTCGTTGATTTTATACTTTCATAAATATACACATAAGTAAAGAAAATTATCCACATTTAACATTAAATAAATAGACACATGTGGATAAATATGCAAGTATTGCAAATATGCGCATAATTAATATATAAAAGCCGCATGACTATTGATTTGAATTTATTTTACGCACGAGATACCAGCGACAAAGATGTTAAGAAGTTTTGCAAGCTTCATGATATTGAACTGAGTGTTCATCCTGCTGGTTATCCAATGATGTTCTTAGAATTTGAACATACGCGCGGTGAAGAATTGAGCGTGGTTTTGGATTTATGCGAGTGCAAAGACAATGTGACGGTATATCTAATGCAGCTTAATCATTTGGGGCAGGGAGCCAAGTCTAAACAAATACAAAAGCGTATCGAGCAATCAGGCTCTAAGATAATCGTTCCTGAAAAGAAGCTTGAAAAACGCGGACCAAAGCCAAAGCACGGCTTAACCAAAGATGAAATCGAGCGTTACAGATTAGATGTTGAGGCGGGTGTTCTCACTCAACAAGCCATTATTAATAAGATACTGCGCGACACGGGCAAGAAAGTAACACGCTATCAGCTCGACACGCTTTATAAGAAACAAGGCAAATAGTAGGAGCGGAGATGGATAATTCAATAGAAAGAGAAGTTGCCTTTATTCACCAGCAATCAATAAAGGCTACCCAAGTTGAAAACAATATGAAGTCAGGCTTGAAGGCCCAAGACATATTGTCCGGCGTCCGGCTTTCACATGAAGAGTATTTACAGTTATTCGAATTGGCGAGGGATGGGCTTGGTTTTATGTTGAGTAGAATACCAACGGACGAAAACCCAAAAGCGAAGATGTTTAAAGAGCATCGGCTTATTATCTCAAAAGAAGCAAAATAGTATGAGCAGTAATGGCTGATTTAGTTTATTTATATATGCAAAAAGAAAAGCAGAAACAGGATATGAAAAAACTACGCGCCATGGCAAAAGAGCTGCGTGAAGTTCAAAATGCAGCGCGGCCAATGATAGAAGAAATTAATAGGAAAGAACGCGAACGCCGATCAACGGGTGACGGGTTCATTATTGTTACATAATAGGAGCAGATATGAAAAGCATATTTGGTTTTGACGTTGACATCTTTCCGAAAGGCACCTTTTTTCTCGATCCTAAAACTGGTCAGGTTCGCAAGTTTGGTGATGATGAAATCTACGTGGCTCCGGTGCCAACTAAAAAAGTCACATGTCCAAAATGTAATGGCGGCGGTGTGATTTTTAATGGGGCTGACACCCTTTATACTTGCCAATCATGCGGCGGTTCAGGATGGGCTAAATTTGAAATTGTAGAGAAATAGAAGGAGCGATCGACATGTTTGCCGCTTATAAAACGCGCAAAATTTTTCAGGTTGGTGCACGTTCCTATGAACATTATCAATACGTCTGCAAAAAGAAAGGCGTGTTTATGGCTGATTATCTTAGAGCGCGCAGGCATATTAATGCACCGCCATCAATTTGGATTAATCACGGAATGAGTAATAAGAAGTTTGTCAGATATCAATTTATGCTCAGATGGCGAACTCGAAATATTTAAATAATAGGAGGCGGCAATTATACCGCCTCTTTCGTTCCAGGGGTTAGTGTTCGTTTGTGACTTCTGGGTCAATCCAATCAGTTGTCGCCTCAAATCTTTTGAACTTGGTGCGCCCGTTGCTGTCGACTGACATCAAACTTAATGCGCCCCATGCACCTTCTTTTGAACCACCGCCAGAATAACTAGCAAGCAAAACAGCGCTGCCATCATCATACTCATCTAATAGACTGCCTCTTTCTTGTTCTGGAACATGGTCTTTCCATGTATCTTTGATATTCTGATTAATTGGCGAAAACGTAGCTCGTTCTAATTTTTCAACACGCTTTTGCAATTCCTTTATATCTTGCCGATTAAAAGAACTTTGCGGCATTTCAAAACTATCCATTCTATTTTCCTTTTCATTTTACAATTTAACGGGTTTTGCCGTGTAAAAGTGGGCATATTTTACAATGATGTTTTATAATTAATCAATAAAATCAATTGGTTAACTGGTGTATAACTACACTGGGGGTGTAGGGGTCGTGGGTTCGAATCCCGCCGCTCCGACCAATTTTTCTTAATGTTATCAATGATATACTCGATTAGCGTTCTTTTGCGATATAGTGCCATTTTACAGTTTTCCTAATCTTTTACAATTTGAGTGTTTTTCTGTTCTGGATTCGGTCTAGAATTCTTTTAATTATCGAACCAGAAAACAATTCTTTCGGCTCCGCATTGTTCTAACTTTGACAAGTCTTTGAAAAAAGCACTACCAAGGAACTCTTTGTATGTTGTTATTTTGCCAGAGCCTGGATTTGTAGTGCATCCGCCATTACCGTTTTCCATAACTCTGAGGTCTTCCATTTTATCGTCGTATCCAAACTCAAGCAATTCAGAAATCGATAACCATGACCCTGAATGTGCATCTGATGACCAGCTATTGAATTCTTCTTCCACATCGTTGCTTATGTCTTTAGGTATGCCGCGAGGTTGTGATATTGGCTTAATGTCTGAATAGTTTCTTACGCCAGCCAAAAAACAAAACATTCCATAAGCTCTCCAATCAAAAGGAGCAGTCCCTACTTGAAATTCTATATCGGTTATCGCTTCGTAACCAGAATTTGTTTTGCGTTCTGCCGTTATATGTATATCGCAACCCATATCTATCTCTCTCTCTTTTCAATTTTCTCAACAGCACCACCAGACACAAGATAATGCTTCCTGATAATCCGTTCTGCATCTTTTATGCTATGGCCTGTTACGTCTGATATTTCCTCAATTGTTGCACCGTTGCGCCATGCAAGCGTTACAAATGTTCCTCGAAGGTCGTGGAAGTGTAAATCTCCAATTCCTGCTCGGTCACACGCCTTACGCCAAGAGGACTTAAATCCCGATCCCCAAGGCTTACCCGCCTGGTTTGTTAGAATGGTTACGGCGGTTCTTTCCATGCTATCCAGCATAGTCTTTAATTCAGCGCTCACTTTTACTCGAACATATGTTTTAGTCTTGGATTGCTCTACTGATAGCGTGTGACCGTCATATGCGTTCCAGCGTAGTTTTAATAAGTCGCCTTGTCGTTGCCCTGTCCATAAGCCAAGAATTAGCGCTTGTGTGATTTTCTCATTGCCCAAATCTTTGAGCTTTTGAATATCCGCATCGGTCCAGATGATATCTTTGCGAGATCCGCTATAAAGCTTGTTCACGTCCTTTAATGGGTGATGATCAATCATTTCCATATTGATGCCAAACTGCAATATGCGCTTTAATACCGACATAGCGCGATCAGCAGCAGCGTTACCGGCTTCTTTCGATAGATCATTGCGCCAATGGATAAACTCGCGCCTAGCGCCTTTCTCAGATAAGGCTTGCAACGGAAAATCAAAATAACGGTTCATAATCCGTTTAATTGAATAGCCGTTGATTTCTCTTGTGCTGTCAGCCAGGTTCATAAAGTCGGGTGATGCTTTATATTCATTGATAAGCTCACCTAAACAGCCCT